CTCTCAAAGAAAGCAAATGATGAAATGCGGTATTATAATGCAGCGATGAAAATCAATCGATTAGAGCTGTTGAAAGCTAATATTGGAATGCATTTAGTTGGTGGCTATGATGAACTCGAGAAGATTTTTGGAGACGCATTTACGCAGCGGACAGAGGAAGAAATGCGAAAACAAGCAGGTATTCTTGGAAAGACAATTCAGAACAATGGCGAAAAAGCAGAAGTGATCGTAAATGCGTCTTACAAAAATGCAACTTGGTCAGAGCGTATCTGGGCGCATCAGTCAATGCTGAAATCAGAGATTGATAAACTTCTTCAAGAAGGATTGATTCAAGGAAAGCATCCAAGTGTACTGGCAAGACATTTAGAAAAACGATTTGGAGTCAGTGAAAGCAACGCAATGAGGCTGATGGTTACAGAACTTGCAAGAGTTCAGACAGAAGCCCAGAAACAGTCGTTTATACAGAATGGCTTTGAAGAGTATGAATACATAGCATGTGAGAAAGCGGATGCATGCAGTCAATGCAGATCATTGGATGGAAAGGTATTTAAAGTCGAGGATATGATGCCCGGAGAAAATGCCCCGCCAATGCATCCGTATTGTCATTGTAGTACAGCGGCTCATATGGATGATAATGATTATGAGAAATGGCTAGATACGTATTCGGAGCATGGACTTGATTTTGAATCGTGGCAGCAGTTGAAAGCACAAAGCAGAAATGATAAAATTCAATTAGATGAAGATGAATTGAGCGCTTTAATGAAATATAAAAGTTTTGAGTCTTATACAATCAATGATCTGCTGAGAAGATGTGAAGACCCACAGAAACTTCCAGAAAAAGATCAACAATTTGTCAGTTATTTAGACTCGGCATTAACGAAAGTGCCACAATACGAAGGGGATTTAGTTAGAGCGGTTGATTTTTCTAGTTATGCAGATTGTGAAGAAAGAATAATAAAATGCGTGGAAGAATTTGTTGAAAAGAAAGAAATCATTATAGATCAATACTGGAGTACATCGAAAGAGGAAGGATATAATGAAGAAGCTAAAATTGTGATTTATATTCAAAATTCAAAGAAAGGAAGGGACATTAGTCAGCTCGGACTAGATGAAAAAGAAGTTTTATATGAACGAAAATCAGGGTTTAAAGTTTTAAGTAAAAAGAAAGTAGATGGAGTTTGGTATATTCTTTTACGAGAGGTATAGATATGGCGTATGAAGATATTTATAAAGGATTAACAGAAGAAGAAAAACAAAGAATGATAAAGGATGACATTCCAAAATTTCGAGTTATAGGAGACGCTAATTTATCGGAAGAAGAGTTGGTACAAGCCGAACAAGATTTAAACAAAATAATTAAAAGACTTCGAAAGAGAGCTAAAAACAAAAAATGATAGAAATAAAAGTGCGTGATCATGAAATCACAGTAGTAGGCCATGCAAATTATGCAGAGTATGGCAGAGACATTATATGTGCATCGGTGTCGATGTTATTGCAGAACCTAGTAAAGTCGATTCATGATCTAACCGACGACAAAATAGAATACGATTTAAAAGCTGGACAGGCTTTTATCAAATACAGGAATTTATCAGAGAAATCGAAAACTTTGATAGATTCCTTTTTTATTGGTATTTGCAGCATTGCAGATGCTTATCCGAATTATGTTCGGATTGTGTAACTATTATGACCGAAAAGTCGTTAAACTAAGTTTTTGTTAGCAATGATCTGGAAGAGACGGATCAGGGCGAAAGGAGCAAACATGGAGAAACGCAAGTTATTTTTACAACTGTTCACAGAAGGAGATGACGGTGGGACCGGAGACGGGAATGGCGATGGATCCGGAGCAGAAGGTGGAAATAATGAACCAATGTCGTTTGATGACTTCTTAGCGCAAGAAGGAAATCAGGCAGAATTTGACCGCAGAGTAAACAAAGCAATCAAAACAGCAGTGACCAAATCAGAGGAAAAATGGAAGGCACTGACTGACGATAAGCTGACTGAAGCAGAAAAGCTTGCTAAAATGACCAAAGAAGAAAAAGCGGAATATCGTGCGAAGAAAGCAGAAAAAGAACTGGAAGAACTGAAAAAGATGAATGCCAGAACAGAACTTGCGAAAACAGCACGAAAGATGTTAGCGGACGAAGACATCAATATTCCAGATGAGCTTCTTGGTAATTTGGTAGCAGACGATGCAGACGGAACTAAGACAGCAGTTGAATCATTTGCAAAAATGTACAAAGAAGCTGTGCAGGCAGCAGTTAAAGAAGCGATCAAAGGAAAACCACCAAAAGCAGGGACAGGCGGTGGAAACACGATCACAAAAGAACAGATTATGGATATTAAAGATCCGATTGAACGTCAGAAGATGATCCGAGAAAATATCAATCTGTTCCAGTAAAGAAAGGAGAAGAAATGGGAAAATATAAATTAGACCTGCAGTTATTTGCAGCACCAGATGGAATGACTGGACAGGGAAACTTAGAAGTAAAGGCAAGGGAAATTGACTTTGTAACATCTTTCGGAAAGAATATTCAGGCATTATTAGATGTACTTGGTATCGCAAGGATGATCAGAAAAGAGAATGGAAGTGCCTTAAAAACAAAAGAAGTAGCAGGAGAACTGAAATCAGGAGATATTGGAGAGGGAGAAGAAATCCCATATTCTCAGTACAAAGTAACAGAAAAGGTATTCGATACGATTAAGATTGAAAAGTATCGAAAAGGCGTATCTTTGGAAGCAATTGCAGAAAAAGGATATGATGTTGCTGTCAATGATACAGACGAAGAATTTAAATCAGATCTTCAAAATAAGGTTAGTGATAAATTCTACAAGCAGTTAAAAGCTGGATCATTAACAGGATCAGAAACGACATGGCAGATGGCGATTGCAATGTCTATCGGAAAAGTTAAGGACAAATTCAAGAAGATGAAAAGAACCGCAACGGGTGTGGCTGTATGGGTTAATACACTTGATGTGTACAAATACCTAGGTGCAGCAGATATTACACTGCAGACAGCATTTGGATTTGAGTACATGAAGAATTTCTTAGGTGCTGATGTAGTATTTATCAGCTCTGAGATTCCAGAAGGTGTTGTAATTGCAACTCCATTAAACAACATCGTAGCTTATTACGTCGATCCGGGAGACAGTGAATTTGTAAAAGCTGGATTATCTTACACAACAGATCCAACAACAGGATTTATTGGATTTCACGCACAGGGAACATACGAAAGAGCGATTTCAGATATGTTCGCAATCATGGGCTTACGCCTTTTCTGCGAATATCTAGATGCAATCGCCTATACAAGTGTTGGAAGCCGAGATACACAGACTCTTGGAGAGTTACATCTTACAGCAGTAGAAGGTACAAATGCTGGTGATACAGCGATCACAATGGATGAACAGCTCATGTCTATGAAAAATGCATTTAAATATAAAATAAATGCATCTGCGGCAACAACAGTAACTTACGGCATGGATGTAAAGAACTGGTCTAAATGGGATGGAGTATCAGAAATCACAGCAGCAAAAGGCAGTCATGTGACAATTGTTGAGTGTGATCGTAACTATAAAGCAGTAAGATCAGGGGATGTCGTATCCGCTGCAAAAGAATAGTGAGGTGTTGATATGGCTTATGAAGTAGTAAAAGCATTTCATGATCTGCAGGATTATAAAGATGTTAAAGGCGGCAAAGTGTATCATCACTATGACGTTGGGGATACATATCCAAGACAGGGATTAGATCCAGTGCCAAATAAAACTAGAATCGAGGAACTTCTTAGCAGCGGAAACGCTCAGGGAGTTCCTTTAATCGCGGAAGTAAAGGAGAAAGCGAATGCTGGAAAAGCTTAAGATAATGCTTTGTTTTGAGGATT